GGTACAAAGTGACATACCGTGACGCATGGTGTGCAACCTTTGGTTCAAAGATTGCTATTGAAGCGGGCTACACAGATATTATCCCTACGGAGTGCAGCTGTGACCGTCAGATTAAGTTGTGGCAGCAGATGGGGCGCTGGTGCGAGAATGACGCAAAGGTGCCGGAACCGGGCGACTATATCTATTATGACTGGGACGACAACGGCGCTGGTGACTGCACAGGCAGTTCAGACCATGTGGGCGTTGTAGAAAGCTGCAACGGTAACACTATCACAGTTGTTGAGGGCAACAAGTCCAATGCCGTTGGAAGAAGAACACTGGAAGTCAACGGGCGTTATATCAGAGGTTATGGCGTGCCGGACTTCTCAAAGAAAGCAACCAGCGAACCTGCAAAGCCTGCGGCACCTGCAAAGCCTGCACAGGGAACAGCCGGGGAACAGGTATACACCGTGCAGAGAGGTGACACACTTTCTGGCATTGCTGCAAAGTATGGCACCACATACCAGAAGTTAGCAAGCTACAACGGAATTGCAAACCCTAACGTCATTAGTGTTGGGCAGAAAATCAAAATTCCGGGAAGCGGCGTGCGTACATACACCGTGAAGAGTGGTGACAGCCTTTGGGCAATCGCAGCAAAGCAGCTGGGCGACGGTTCCAGATACAATGAAATTAAGACCATGAACGGTCTTACAAGTAACACCATTTACGCTGGGCAGACATTGAAGCTGCCTGCATAATCAACAGGAGGAAAAGACAATGGATAATGTAATTTATGCAGCCGTATATTTTGCCGTAACACTGGGGGCGTTCTTGATTGGAAAGTACGTTTGCCCAAACATTCCAAAGACCGTCACAGACAAGCTGGGTGAACTGTCAGAGTGGGCAGCAAAGTTTGTGGAATGGGCAAAAGAGTTCAAAAAGGACAAGACCGGGGAAGAGAAAATGGCAGCAGTCGTGGAGCAGTTGAAGAAGATTGCTGATGAAGCCGGGCTGAACGTGACAGAAGACCAGCTGAAAGCCATTGCGCAGACGGCATACAATGCCATGAAAGCCGGAGAGAAAGAAAGCAACACCGCAGAACCGCTGGAAGCACTCACAGCCACACCAGCTGCAACGGTAGTAATTAACACCACGGCGCCAGTGACAACCACAGAGAAAGTGGCTATTGCCACGGACAATGTGCCGGAGGGTGCCACGGAAACCAACGAAGACGGAACAGTGAACCTTTACGACGCAGCCGGGAACATTACCGGAAGCGTGACAAAGGAAGAAGCAGAGAGGATGGCGGCAGAAGTCACAAAGATTGTTGATGAAGAGGGAAACACACTGGCAGACCTCAAATAATACCGCTGACGCTTTGCTGAATAAGCCAGAATAAGAGAGAAAGACCGCAAGTGGAGAAATACACCACCTGCGGTCTTTTTGCGTTTACGGGGCAAATACGGCGTTATATTGTTTTATATGTGTACTCAATCCCGCTTTCAGTTGCAGTGATTGTGTCCAGCTGGTCTTTATAGCAGCCACGGGCAGCAGTCGCACATGCTTTTCTGACGGCTTCATTTTGGCTTCTGGCGCTTATGTGCAGCCAGTCAATGCGGACACCATCATTGTTCATAATGGATATTGCAAAGGATTTGTGAGCAATGCGTTTCACAGAACCTTTGCCGTTGCACTGGTAGCAAGGACCAGTCATGCCGGATTTGTAAATGAATTTACCGGAACCATTGCACTTGCTACAAGTAATTATATCAGACATATTCACACCCCCCCTACATTGTGCCGATAAAATCAGAACTGGTAAGCGCCCAGAACTGGGCTACGTGTATAGTTGGAAACTTTGGTATTTCCCATGTAATATTGTCATACACAATCTTGTATATGCCGTCTTTGTTTACTGTCAGATAGTATTTATCAGTATCACTTTGTCCTGCACAATGAACGAAAGCCCGTTCTTTCTGAAACGTCTATTATAAGATTTTCCCATATATTATCACCTTTCTTTCTGGCTGGCTGCTATGCAATAGCAACCAGTCTTTCTGCACCCATCTTTCTTTCACGAATAACACCATCTTGATTGCTTTTCAGCATACAAGTGATTGTCTTTCCGGTCTTGCTTGGGATAAGGTCAACAACCGTGCTTGTATATCCATAGTTCCAAACGATAACGTCCCCGGTCTTTAATTCCTTGGCTGCCTTTGCTGCCTGCTGATTGTATATTCCTTGAAGTTTAATTGTCATTGCTTTGCCCTCCGTGTTCTGTACTTCTTTAACTGTCTTTATTATATACTTACGGAAGTATAAAAGCAATGGGCAAAATAAACAAATATACTTCCGTAAGTTTGTATAATATGTATACTTCCGTAAGATAAAAGAAAAGCCACAGCAAATGCCGGGGCAGGAATTAAGCTACACCATACAAGCGGGAAGACTTGCGGAAAGTCTTATGGACGCCGCCCGGTGTGCCGTCTGGCTTGACGGTCCAGTGCTGCTGGAAGCTGGAAAAGTCGCTGCAAAGACGAACGGTGATTGTTTTTGGTGTTTCCTTTATGATTTCCACAACGTCCCACAAGAAGCCGTCTGCTTCTGCAAGCTGTGTTCCAATTTTGATTTGTTCTGCCTTAATAATATTCATAGTGCATGACCTCCATAATTTTGATAATGTGGGGCAGCAGCGCTGCCCCACAGATATATTAGCCACGGAAGACCGGGCAAGACTGACCACGAAACATGGTCAAGCGGATTGCGTGTGACAGCTGGGCTTCTGTCATATAGTCAGTGTCAAGGGACTTGCAAAAGTCGATTGCCCACTTGATACCCTGCAAGGTCTGACGGTCAAGTATGGCACGCTTTACGCCCTCACTGGTAGCGGCTGCGTATCTTGCAAGTGTGTTCTCACAAGAGAAAATGAAGTTTGCTGGAATATTGATTGATAATGCGTTCATGGTTTGTACCTCCGTATATTTGAAATATTGTTGTTGCTTCCTTAACTGTCTTTATTATATACTTACGGAAGTATAAAAGCAATCGGCAAAATACACAAATATACTTCCGTAAGATTGTATAAAATGTATACTTCCGTAAGAAAACAAAGTGTGATATACTGATTAAAAACCATAGGAGGTGCAGAAAATGCCAGATACAACAGAAAAGAAGACCATACCAAGAGGACCAGCAGCCACGGCAGCAAAAAATAAATACCGTGACAGCAATTATGACCGCATGGAACTTGCAGTGCCAAAAGGAATGAAAGCACGCATAAAAGAGATTGCAAAGCAGCAGGGCTATTCCTCACAGAATAATTATGTTGTGGAAGCAGTAAAAGAGAAGTACAAGCGGGACACCGGGGAGGAATTGACGTGGCAGAAAGAATGATTATAGAGCCAGTGGAGAGGATAGAAGAAAATTATCTGGAAACCAGAAACAAGGTGATTGAAAACTGCTGGTACATGATAGTTGGGAACGACACGCCAAAGCAGGAAGACGGCTGGCTTGAAGTAATGAATGATAGACAGACGAAAAACGGGATTGCTAATATATACAACTTTATATATAAAGGGGAAAAAGCACTGACACTGGAAGAAGTACAAGGGTACGGGGCAAACAGGTATTTTATCAGTAGCAAGGAATATACGCTGGCAGATTATATGAGAGCAGTGCAAAATAATTCTGAAAAACTGTGAAAAAACCATTGACTTTATACTTCCGTAAGTATATAATAAAGATAGTTAAAGAAGCAACAATACTTTAACGAATACGGCAAGAGAAAGGAGAAAACATGGCAGACAATATGACAGATAAACAGTTTGAAAAAATCTTGAAAATGGTTGAAATGATTTTGGACGGCTGCAAAGACCTTGACGAAGCGAAAGCAAAGGTAAAGGAACTTACAGAAGACCAGAAAAAAGAAAAGTCGGCAGAATAGCCGACAGGGTACAAACAGAGGGGCGGCGGGCTTGCCACCAAAGCCCCAAACTGTTTATATAGATATAATATCAAGAAAACGTGGCAAGGTCAATACAATTCAATACGGAGGAAAACGGAATGGAAACTGAAATGGAAAGCAGAATTGCAGACCCGTTCAGCTGGGACGGACACGAAGCAGAAACACTGCTTGTTTGCGAAAGTGGAAGCGGAAGAGCAAAAGAACTGGTGGCAGTTGTGATAGTAAAGACAGAGGGAAGACCAGAAGCATTTTACAGAGTGAGAGAAGCAGGAGAAAAAGACGTTGACTTTGAAAGCTGGCTTGAAGCGGTAGACTATTACAACTGCATTGGAGTAGAGAGCCACCCGGCAACACCGGACACCGGAATTGCAAAAACAGAGTTGCAGGACGAAGACTGGAAAACAGCAATAGCACAGAAAAAACCAACAATCCCGGCAGGCGCAGTGGTAAAGATAACTGGAACACTGCAAAATATGTATGGGGACTTTGTGAAAGTGGAGTACAACGGCGTAAAGTACACGGTTGAGCCACGCAAACTGGATATGCCAAAGACGCTGGAAGAGCAGAAACAGGCAATCAGAAAAGCAGCACTGGCAGCAGGCGCAAAGATAATTGAAAATAATTAAAAAACCTATTGACAATATACTTACGGAAGTATACAATAAAGACAGTTAAAGCAATAGTGCTTAACACAAATAGTCAATATGGTTCAATACGGAGGGAATAGCAATGTTAAATGAAATCACAAAGAAAGAATTTGAAGAGAGATACCCGGAGGTAAGCACATACGGTCTGGAAGCATACAGCCCAGTATATCTGGAAAACGGCGTGGTTCTGATTGATAAGGAATGGAACGGCGAAGTTTACACAGTCAAGGACGAAGAGGGAAAAGAAAGAACATACAGACCAGTGCAGGAGCCAGACGAAGTGGACAACGACGGCGAAGTTTTACAGTGGAAAACAACTGGCTACGAAGAAGAGTTTTAGAAAAGAAGAACCCCAGCAGACCGCACATTTGCTGGGGTTCTTTATATTGTACTAATTGAACACAGCCCACAGGCAATTTGGATAGCCGGACAAGTAGTGATGTTCTTGGTTTGCTGAAAGTT